AGCATAACCACAGAAAAGCAAAACACCCAGCCAGGGTGTGTATAGTGTAAGCATGATAAGGACAGACACTTACGACATAAGCGACCTGAGCACCGAACAGCTCGCAGACTTACGGGCATGGCAAACCGAGCGCCTAGAAACGGTCACCACAGAGATTAGAAGGCGCGTAGAAGCCGATTATCAGCACAACAAGAACATTATGTCGCTGGCTAAAAAAGCGGGCGTTACAAGGCGCACAGTGTACGCCTGGGTGAACAGCTAACTACTGGCAGGAATCACAGAGCAGCGCTTCAGCGGGGTCAATCGGGCAAGCATACCCATCCACCTGCTCAATCAAATCAAACTCGCCCATCACTCGCCAGCCTTGTCATACACAAGCACCGAGGTCAGCAAAGACATCACACCGGCAAGCGCAGCAATCCCCGCAACCTGCCCCCAGTCCACATCAATAACATTCAAAACCTGCGAACCCGTGATCACAGCAATAGCAGTCTGCGCCACAGTCTTGACGGCACGCTCCACCGAATAATCTAAATAGCTTCTCAACTTATCCATCAGGGTTCTCCTTCTTCTTGTCCTCCCACACAGCCCCGAACACATAGGTAGTGAGAATGAGTGTAACCAAAGCAACCCCACCAGTGATGAGGTCTGAGGTCGCACTGTCATTGTTCAACAGCACAGCCACTGAGCCACTAATCAGCATTAGCGAACCCAGCACAAACGCAACGAAAATGTACCGCCGCCTAATCTTCCAAGAAGGTTTCATCCAAGCGCTCCTACAATCCAGGGCATTACTGCCGCGACCAAACCGAACCCACCAACAGCCCAACCCATCCGCATCTCAAGTTTACGGATCCGTGCCTCATGGTCATCAATCTTGTCCTCCGAGTCAGGGAGGCTATTAGCGATCTTCTCCAGCAACCGGCCCTGCCGTTGCACCTCAACATAAATATCCCGCATCGAAACCTTTACAGCGATTGTTTCAGTATCTTCAGCCATCAGATTATGCCTTCATTGAGTTGGCGCTGAAGCTCACTAATCGTTAGCCTGCCCCAGACACCATCTTGCTTGACACCAATTTTACCTTGAACAGCTCTCCGAGTTCCCGCCCCAATGATCCCGTCATCCTTCACGCCAGCCCACCGTTGTATAGCAGCGTAGGTCATGCGCCCAGGTTTCCCGTCAATGCGCCCAGGCTTCCACCCGCCCTGAGTGAGCGCAGTCTGCCATTGCTTCCAGGTGCCCTTATCCAACCGCCCAGACACCCTCAGGGAAGCCACAGGAGCGCCACCAGCGAGATAAGGAACAGGGTCTACAGTATTCCCCCACCGCCGAGATTTCCGCACCTCAAAATGGAGGTGAGCGCCCGTGCTTGCACCAGTCGAACCAGACTGATATATCAGCTCTCCAGCATCCACCCGTTGCCCCAACCTCAAACCTGTGGCGCGTGCCCCGTGATAGTAGAAAGTCCAAACACTCCCATGATCGACACCCACAACATGCCCGCCACCGTTAGCGGAATAACCGATGTGACGGACAACACCGTCACCGGCAACTGTGACAGGGAACGATCCTGCAACATCCACGCCCTGATGAAACTTGCGCTTCCCGCTTATCGGATGGATCCGCCACCCGTAAGGTGAACGCTTATTGATGCTACGGTCTGAAGGCCAGGGGTTAGACAGCTTCATCAGCCGTTACCCAGTCACCAGCTTCTTCATCCCAAACATGAACACCCTCAGCGGGGTAGGCGATAGGTGCCTCCCATAGGCAAGTGTCCTCATCGAGAACCCAGGAAGCGTATGGTTGTGGCGGGATAAAAGCATCGCGATTTTCATCGTAGGTGAAACCTATCCCCGCGTAGTTGAAGCGGAGCGCTTTGGACTGGTCGGCACTAGGTTCGCCATCGGTGTAGTGAACCCCGCCATAAGTGTTGTACGAAGTCTGCCGGTACACGTCACCGGTGCGCTCACACAGTTCAGCTTCCAGCCCGTCATCTTCCTGCCTGCCGACAGTCACGAAAGTCACGATGTTGTTCTCGTCTAGTTTTGCGAAGTGGCTCATCCGATTGTCACCGTTTCTGAAGTTGTGCTAGTAGCCGTCACAGTGTAGACACGTTTGGAACCGACCACCGCGCTTGTCTGTGTTACACCGCCAGAAAATGTGGCAATTGCTCGTGTAGGCAACGAAAAGATTACAACTCCTGACCCTCCATTTTGCCCATTAGCGCTGGAAGTGCCATAGTTGCCACCTCCCCCGCCACCAGTCGAAGCGTCTCCAGCAGTAGCGGCAAGTAGACCACCACCCTGACCGCCTCCCCCGTTTCCGCCAGTTCCACCCGTGTTGCCAGAACCTTCACCACCTCCACCAGCTCCACCAGCACGAAAAACAGGAGAACCAGTGATTGAGGAAGAAACCCCATCACCACCATTACCACCGTCAGAGCCTGTCCCAGCGCCCCCACCAACCACGGAAGCACCTCCACCTCCACCGGCTCCACCAGTAGACCCGTTAGTGCGCCCCTGCCCACCAGCAAAACCTTCGGCAGCCGTAGGTGAACCCCCCGCGCCTGATTGTGGACACCCTCCACCACCGGAACCACCGGAACCACCAGCCGCGTTAGTGCCGTGAGCGCCACGCCCACCACCAGTAGAACTCACATCGGAAAAAACTGAGTTCGAACCCTGAGTGGAACTTGCACCGCCTACCACACCGCCGGAACCGCCACCACCAACCGTCAGCGTGTAAGTACCAGCCGTGACAATCAAAGCCGCCTCAGCCGAAGCACCACCACCAGAAGATTCACCCGTTACATTTGACCGGTATCCTCCAGCGCCTCCACCACCACCGGCGCGATTAGACTGCCCAAAACCACCGCCACCACCACCGGCAACAACAACATACTGAGTAGCATAAGGTGGCGCGCCAAAAGTCGATGACATTCGGTTGAATTTTTGAAAGTCCCTTATAGAACTGTTCGCCATAGAAGTAACAGCCATCAGTTACCCCCCTAGACCGCTACTTCAGCACCGAACGCGTTCACACTCAAACGGTCAGCAGTACCCGCCTGAACAGACACAATATCAGTAGCCTTCACCGTAATCCCGAGAGTCAGTGTGGTCGAATCGTTAGCCGCAACCGGCACATCATAAGCCAGATAATGAATGTTCGAGATTGGGTCACCATCAACACGGACAGCCAGACGGAAAGTATCGGCACTCGCGTTACGGTTAGCAATAATAATCGTGCTGATCACCGTCTCAGTACTCGCCGGACAAGTATAAAGTGTCGTCAGATTTGTGGTTGTTAGGTCAAGCTGACCCAAAACTTTATATGCAGTAGCCATTATTTTTCCTTACGCTCCCATGAGTAGAAAGTTAGTTTCAAAACCTACGCTTACGCCGCCAGCCGCAACCCACGCACTCCCAGTGTAATACTGAAGCGCATCCGTGTCCTTGAGGAAACAGTGCTGGCCCTCAGCAGGGGAAGTGATCGCAGCATCCCGAGCAGTCGCATTAGCAAACACAGCGATAACCTGGTCTTGAAGGAAGGTCTGCACATTGGCAGCCGTCAAAACCTCGCCCGCACTAAAGGTGCGGTATCCAGCAGGTGCGGCAGCCATTATTCTCCCTAGAAAGCCAAAGCGTTATTACTGTCAAGTTTACCAAACACAGCATCATCTAAGACTAAGAAAGTCCAGTCTAGCGAACTCACGCTGATGAACATATCGTGGCGCAAAGGTTCCAGCTCATGACTGATACGAATAATCTGCCCATACTGCTCAATCGGGTCACCAATACCATTCGGGGTGAAGGTGATGGAAACCACATCACCAATCTCCAACCCCAGGCAGGTGGCCTTATAGGTTGCCCCCACAGTGTCAAGGTTCACACTTATAGTCTCAAAACGATATTCTGGGTCACCATACTTCTGCACCAAGAAATCAGCGAGGTTCTGCAACTGTGCGCTAGTAGAAACCAGGGTGTCCAACTCCACCGAGGTCACACCGTAAGCAACCTGCGAACGGTCATTATCTGCCTGGGCAGACAACTCACCCGAGGTCACAACAGCCTGGTTATATAGCAACTCAGAACCGTAGTTCACCGCTGTCAAAGTGAACGGGATCCCTGTGCCATCATCAGTGAAATCTGTGAGCGCAGCAGTCGTAGGGGTAGCATCCAACCTGTCACGGAAAACCAGGTCACCATTCTTAGCAATGAACAACAACCCCTGCTCACTATCAGAAACCTTCTGCAAGTATTGGAGGGCGTTCCCCTCAAACACGTCAGCACCCAAAGTGCTCTCACCCGCATCAATGCTGCGCTTATCATTAGGCCACGCAACACTCAACATATCCAGCACCGCTGACACCCGCGCCCCAGACAGTTCAGGGGTAGCAGTCCCCGCAGTCAAAACCTGGCGGGCCAACAAAGTGAACTCATCGGTGGCAACAATCTCAGCGCGAGAACTACCATCAGGGGAATACCCATAGTTCCAGTCATCAATCGTGGTGCTGATTACGCGCACCCCATCCACCGTCACACGCACCTCACGCCTGGGAACAATCGCACCAGCGTAAGGGGAGCTTGCATAGTTAGGGTCAAAAGCGCGATCCTCATTGCTCGCAGTAATGTTCAGTGTCCCAGAACTAAACCTATCCAGGTCACGGTTCTTTCCCCTGCTTGTGGTCGCACTGATTACCCTTGAAGTGATGTCCTTGAACACAGTCCCACCGAGAGTGTAGGTGGTGTTGTCCAGCACACCCGCCACAGGGTCAT